GACAGGCGGAGAGCCGCTACTTGCTTGGCAACGGTTGTATGTTGAGCTATTCGAACACCCACGTATGCAGGATTTAAAAAATGTTACATTTGAAACAAACACTACACAAGTACTCAAAGATGATTTCTTTGACTATCTCAGCAATCAAGACAGATTTGAAGTCACTTGGAGTTGTTCCCCAAAACTTAGTGTTAGCGGAGAACCTTGGGAAACTGCTATTAAGCCTGATATTGCTAGTCAGTATAACAGTGTTAACGGTAGTGAACTTTATCTCAAGTTTGTTGTCGCTACTAAAGATGACTTTGACGAAGTTAAAAAAGCTGTGGACGCTTACAGAAGTGCCGGGGTACAATGTCCGGTATACCTTATGCCGTTGGGTGGACGCAGTGAAGAATATGCCCTCAATGTTAAAGACGTGGCTGAAGCGTGTATGGCAGAAGGATGGAGATTTACCCCAAGGCTCCATATATCCCTATTCGGAAATGCATGGGGCACTTGATAAAGTACAAAAAGAAAGGGTCGATAAAGCAATGAAAGCACCTATCGACAAAAACTTGGATGAACAACTAAGGGAGAAAGGATTAATATGAAGAACTTTATAAAAAAACTAACAGGACTAGATAAGGTAGAAGCCGAAAAGGCACAAGTTGAATCTGACAAGATGGCGTTACTTAAACAGCGTGATCCTAAAGACTACCACACACGTAAAAAAGAACCTTGGGTAAATGTTATTGATGTTAAGGTTAATGCAGAAAATGTTCGTAACGGATTTTTCGAACTTGACTGGAACGAATACTTTATTGCACAACTTGTTCAAGCAGGATATGGTGTCGAAAACGATCCAGAAGAAGAAATTGTAGATCGTTGGTTTAGAGATATTGTATATAACATGCTCGAAGAAGAAGGACAAAGCACAGATAGAGGTGCTGGCTACATTAATGTAGTTCCAATTAATGGTGGAAAGTCTGAGGTATCTTAGATAATGCCTGAAATAAATTTATATTTTCCTACACCTATCTATATTGAAACTGATTTATTTGATGCTAAACAAAATCAAATATGGAACGAACGATTATATAAACTTCAAGAAACAGTAGAGTCAGGTGGCAAAGGTTGGGAAGGTAATACATATACTACCCATGCTGAGTTTGATCTGCGAACAGACGAAGTATTTGCTCCCTTACTTGAATCTGTAGCAGAACATGTAAAGAATTTTACTCATGCACATAAATCAAATTACCAACATGAGTGTGCAAGTGCGTGGGGTAATATTAATCCACAAGGCACCTGGCAAGAATATCATGCTCATCCAAGCAGTGTGTTTAGTGCAGTATATTATCCAAAAGTACCTGAAGGTAGCGGAAGTATTGTATTTGAAAATCCACTAGTGCCTGATATGATGCCAGTACAAAATATCGAAGAACGAGACGAGATGACGTTCGAACGTATAGCATATCAACCAAAAGAAGGCATGTTAGTTATATTTAGATCTTACATACAGCATTGTGTAAGACAAGGAACTAACACAGAAGATAGAATTTCAATAGCACTAAATTATGCTTGACATCAAGTATAAACCATGCTATACTATATTTAAATTAACACAAGACAAGGCAATATAATGGCAACTTATGTACTAGTAGATACAGCTAACACTTTTTTCCGTGCAAGGCATGTTGTTCGTGGCGACATTGACACTAAAGCAGGCATGGCAATACATATTACACTCAACAGTGTAAAGAAAGCGTGGACTGACTTTAAAGCAGATCATGTTGTGTTTTGTTTAGAAGGACGTAGCTGGCGCAAGGATTATTACGAACCTTACAAGCGTAACAGACAAGTGGCACGTGATGCACTTACTCCTTTACAGCAAGAAGAAGATACAGTGTTTTGGGAACTCTTTGATGAGTTTAAAGACTTTGTAAATGACAAGACTAACTGTACTGTTATGCGTCATCCGCAACTAGAAGCAGATGATTTGATTGCAGGCTGGGTACAATCACACCCTAACGATCATTGTGTTATTGTTAGTACAGATGGTGACTTTGCACAACTTATTGGTCCTAACTGTACACAGTACAATGGTGTAAGTAACACAACTATTACACACGAAGGTTACTTTACAGACAAAGGCGATCCTGTTATTGACAAGAAGACTAAAGAGCCTAAGGCAGCACCTGTACCCGACTTTATGTTGTTTGAGAAGTGTATGCGTGGCGACACTAGTGACAACGTGTTTAGTGCTTACCCTGGTGTACGTACAAAAGGCACTAAGAACAAAGTAGGCCTTAACGAAGCATTTGCAGATAAAGAGTCTAAAGGCTTTAACTGGAATAACATGATGCTACAACGTTGGACTGATCATAATGGTGAAGAGCATCGTGTACTTGATGACTACAATCGTAATGTTGTACTGTGTGACTTGTCTGCACAACCTGCAGATATTAGAGAGATAATTAATAATACTATTGCAGAAAACGCAAAGCCTAAAGAAGTACAACAAGTAGGCATGCGTCTTATGAAATTCTGTGCTAAGTGGGATATGCAACGTATTGCAGATCAGGCACAAGCATATGCACAACCATTACAAGCGAGGTACCCTGTATGACATTAAAAGCAAAATCCGTAGTTAAAGATAAATTTTGGATTGTTACAAACGACGAAGAACGCATTGGTACTATATCATGGAACGATGATCGCTATATGTTTAGTAGTAGAGTAGAAACTATCTTTTTTGACAGTAAGCGTCAAATGAAAAAGAAATTTGGATCAGACATAGTATGGACTGATATTACTCCAGTTGCAAAATCTGTGCCTGAAGAGAAATATATTGTACATGGTTTTCCAACTAGCGTTAGTCCTTACAATACAATGTATGATGTAAAACGCAAGCTGCCATTATTTACAAAATCGCAAAAGTCTAAAAGTTCTTATTGTGCAGGATATTATATTATACACTTTGACAAAGGTTGGGTAAAGTCGTTTTGTCCTAAACTTATTACTGTTGAGCGTTACGAATCAAAAGGACCATTTAAATCAGAATTAGAAATGCGTCAGGAGTTAAGTCGTGCCAACCGTTGATCCTATTAATACAATACCTCTGCAACAGTTCTTAAATGCTGTAAAAGCGGCTGATAATAGTCGTGCTAATGAAGTCAAGCTAGATATTAAAACTGCCAAAAATTTAGCATTTACGCTAGGAGCAGTAATGAGTCGATTGCACGGCGACTTAGAAAAACTTGTAGCAGATTCAAAAAACAACGATGACGAAGTAATTCAAGTTAATATTGATAGTGGCTCAGGCTGGAAGTAGGATTATGTGTCTATCTGTGGATTCATGCATATTGATAAATCTTGGATATGGTATTGCCTTGTAGTTAAAGGCAATCGTTGTTTTGAAGTACCTCTTATTTGGCCTTTATACATAATCATTTTTAAATATTGGAAATATAATGCTGACCGGCGTCTTAGTAAACTGCGTAGTTTATTAGAAAAGGATAAATATATGCGTAGTTAATTAAAAGGATTACGCATATGAGCAGGCCAAAGCCAACAGTAATATTAGAAAACATTAATAATAAGACCTATAAAAGTGAGCAAGTGTTAGAAGCTGATGCTATATGGGCAGTGTTTTATCAAGAAAAACCATTTAATCTTAAAAGTGCAAACGCACTTACAAATTATCCTGGACCAAAGTATAAGAAAGTAAGTTTCTCTAATCCAGGTCATGCACACAATCTTGCTAAAAAATTAAATGAAATGTTTAAGTCAGAGGAATTTTCAGTTTTCAAACTTACCCAAGGTGAACTGGTAACTGAAGAATGAACTGGAAAGAAACATATACTAAGCTCTTTCTAAAGGAACTTGGTAAAAGTACAAACTTTTCAACAGTACGCGAGTATATGCCTTTGTGGTGGAAGAACAACAGAGACAAAGAAGAAGGCGGACTACGTTTAACCGAAATGGGATTTGATGTGCTAACTGAAATAGATCTAGCAACATATGATATTCCTTATCCTAGAGATGTGCCATTATCTACTCAAGTAATAATACATCTTGACAAGTTTATTGACTGTCCTTACTACTTAACTAATAGAAGTATTGTAGTAACGAACGAAAAGAAAGCAGTCGAACTGACTCTTTTCAGTGGCGATTTACGTAAATATGGCTTAACAAAAGCAATTACAAGACAAGAAAAATCCTAAGTCATTGTTTTTAAACAAGTTCTTTTTTTAGAAAAAGGTTGACAAACCCGTGTTTTTAACGTATACTATATGTATAGTTTAAATAATGCACTGAACAACACTTAGAGGGAATATGACAATGGAAACTGGTACAAGAACTGTTACACCAAATGGCGCAAAGAAAAGCATTCATCATGCAATGAAGAAGCAACGTCCTATATTTTTATGGGGACCTCCAGGTATTGGTAAATCCGATATTGTGCGTCAAGTTAGTCAAGAATTTTCAAATTCACACTTAATCGACATTCGCTTGTCATTATGGGAACCTACAGATATTAAAGGTATTCCATACTTTGACAGCAACTCAGGTACAATGGTTTGGGGTGCGCCTAGCGAACTTCCAAGCGAAGAGTTTGCGGCACAGTTCGATCACATTACATTATTTTTAGACGAAATGAATTCGGCAGCGCCTAGTGTACAAGCGGCAGCATACCAGTTAATTCTTAATCGTCGAGTAGGTACTTACAAATTGCCAGACAACGTTTCAGTTGTTGCGGCTGGTAACCGAGAAGCTGACAAAGGCGTTACATACAGAATGCCTGCTCCGTTAGCTAATCGATTCATACACTTAGAATTAGCAGTAGACTTCAACGATTGGTTCAATTGGGCTGTTGCACATAATGAACATACAGATGTTGTAGGTTACTTGACATTTGCAAAGAAAGACTTATATGACTTTGATCCTAAAAGTCCAAGTCGTTCTTTTGCAACACCTCGTTCATGGTCATTTGTTAGCGAATTGCTAGAAGATGACTTAGACGAAGCAACCACTACTGACTTAGTAGCTGGTTCAGTTGGTGAAGGTTTGGCAGTTAAGTTTATGGCACACCGTAAGGTTGCTTCAAACATGCCTAACCCATCCGACATCCTTGCAGGAAAAGTAAAAGAGATGTCAACTAAAGAGATCAGTGCAATGTATTCCTTAACTGTATCTCTTTGCTACGAGTTGAAAGAAGCATCAGACAAGAACGATAAGAAGTTTGATGAAAAAGTCAACAACTTCCTGCGCTTTTCAATGGATAACTTCGATACTGAATTAGTTGTTATGGGCATTAAGCTCGCACTAACACAGTATTCATTGCCCATTGATCCAGACGAAGTGGAGTGCTTTGATGAATTCCACGAACGTTATGGCAAGTATATTAAGGCTGCACAGGAGGCTTAAGATACAAAACGAACGGCTCTTTTGGGGTCGTTCGTTTCTTAGTGAGCAATTAATGGTTGACATATATACTAATGATGCTATAATATATGTATAAGTTAATAAAAAGGGCGATAGATATGAGTACTAAAGACACAGCAAGTAAGTTAAAAAACTTTACTCCGGACCCGGATATTACACCTGAAGCATTAGAAACAATGCGTGTAGAAGTAATGGATCGTATTATTACAGCACGTATTGGCTTGTTATTGCGTCACCCTTTCTTTGGTAACATGGCAACACGTTTACGCATTGTTGCTGCCGATGATTGGTTACCTACTGCGGCTGTAGATGGTCGTAACTTATATTACAACACACAATTCTTTAATGCAATGAACAATAAAGAAATTGAGTTCGTTGTTGCACACGAAATTTTGCATATGGTATTTGATCACATAGGTCGTAGAGAAGATCGTAACCCTATGATCTATAATATTAGTGCAGACTATATTGTAAACAATACACTAGTACGTGACCGTATTGGAACTATTCCTAGTATTGTAAGTTGCTACCAAGACTTTAAATATGAAGGCTGGACTAGCGAAGAAGTATACGATGATGTATACGAGCAGGCTAAGCAGAATGGCCAAGAGTATTTAGATCAACTTGGCGAAATGCTAGACGAGCATCTTGATATGGATGAAGGCAACGAAGGTAGTGCAGACGGTGACGAAGGCGAAGACGGTAATGGAAATACTGTAAGCAAATCTAAGCCTAAATACAGCAAAGAAGAAGTTAAAAAGATTAAAGATGAGATCAAAGAGAACATGATTAGTGCCGCGCAAACTGCTGGTGCTGGCAATGTTCCAGGTGCTGTTGCACGTATTATCAAAGAGCTTACCGAGCCTAAGATGAATTGGCGTCAAATACTACGTCAACAAATTCAGAGCATTATACGTAGCGATTACACGTTTACACGACCTTCACGTAAAGGACAAATGAGCGGTGCTATACTGCCTGGCATGGACTTTCAAGACACAATTGATATTGCTGTATGTATTGACATGAGTGGTTCAATTGGTGAAGTACAAGGCAAAGATTTCCTAAGCGAAGTTAAAGGTATTATGGAAGAATATCAAGACTATAAAATTAAAGTATGGTGCTTTGATACAGCCGTTTACAACGAAGAAGACTTTAGTTCAGATGGTGGCGAAGACTTAGCTGATTACGAACTAATGGGCGGTGGCGGCACTGACTTTATGGCTAATTGGACATACATGAAAGAACAAGACTATGTTCCTAAGAAGCTCATTATGTTTACAGATGGCTATGCATGGGATAGTTGGGGAGATCCAGACTACTGTGACACAGTATTTGTTATTCACAGCAATCGTGACAAAGGGTTGCAAGGACCATTTGGACA